CCAGAACAATCAGTACAAATCAATTTATTTGCCACTCAAATGTATGGGAATGTAGAAACACTTCTGATGTATCATACTCATAAACCTTTGAAGAAGGTACTTAAAGGAGCAGAGGAGAATTCATGGAATAAGAGGATAAAAGAGATATGGAAAAAATTCCAAAAGGGCACAGAGAAGGAATTCTCTTCATTCAAGGTATTCTTTAGAAGTTTTAAAGTGCTCAGACCAGATTTATATGAGGAAACATATAAATCAATGAAAGCAAAAGAATTACTTCTTGAATACGAAGATATTGAATATCCCGAGAATGTAATTTCTTACTCTCAACGTAAAGCCTATAAGAAGAAACTTTTAAAACAAAAGAACAATGGAAGCTAAGGAATTTTTAAATCAGAAGCGTATAGGATTAGTAAACAAATTCTATTACCAAGTTTTTGAGATTAAAAAGAACGGGGGAGAACCAGATATACCCTTGTTATTAAAAGAGGTAGAGGATTTTGATGATTTTGTATATCGCTACGGCATATGACCTGGGTTAGTTCTACAATGTCATACAATTAAATATTTATATTATATGAGGATATATTCTAACAGTTTTGAGTTAATGTCCGAAATGGGCAGAGAACTTAACAGTTATGGTCAAACTGTAAAACCAAAGACCTATCAGAATAAAGTGATTGAAGGTAATGAGGATTTTATTACAAAAGAACTCATTTGCCAACAATATTGTTTAACTTCACTTGGAGACCCAATATGGTTATTCGTATTCTCTCATTCAAAGGAATGGGCAGATGCCGAGTTTAAAGAAAGAATTGGTTGGTATGATTTAAATCCAGGTAAAGCTTGGGAATTGAGAAAAGATTTATGGGAACAGTTTTTGGTGAATGGTAAGTTTGATTACACCTACCCAGAGCGTATTTGGAACTCGTTAGACATTTATGGTAGTACTTCTTTTAACTGTGATTCAGCAATGCAATCAGTTATTGAACTTCTTAAGAGGGATAATGATACTCGTAAAGCAGTACTCCCTATATTCCATGGTACAGATTTAAGATTCCTTGATGGAAGTAAACGTATACCTTGCTCAATGTATTATGATTTCCTTATCCGTCAGAATGGTAAAGGAGAGAAGGTATTACATATTTGCTATCATCAAAGAAGTTCGGACTTTGTACAACATTTCGGTAATGATGTATATCTTGCATGGAGACTCATGCAATATGTAGCTAAAGAGGTAGGAGTAAAACCGGGTTATCTGTATCACACAATCGATTCTCTTCATTCATATAAGAAAGATTGGATAGCATTAGCTTCTAATCTGGAAGACTTACAAGAGAAATACTAATATACGAGGGATGTATCTACTACTGGGGGGTATGTCCCTTTTTCTATTTTAAAATATGGAGACACGGTATACAATAATAAAAAACAAGAGAGAGCTTAAGAAACTTATTGCTTGTTGTAAAGCTACGGGTTATGCTTGTTGTGACTACGAAACCAATGCAGAACCAATTTACAATAAGAGTTTCAAACCCACTATACTCTCAGTATCTTGGATGCCAGGGTTTGGTGCTTCTATTCCATTAGACCACTTTGAAACAAAAGATTATACATCTCCAGGGTGGAATTGGAAGAAGATGCTAAGGAAATTTGGGGAAGAGGTAATCGAGAATTATGACATTGTAAAGGTTGCATGGAACTGGAAGTTTGATGACCAGATAAACCAAAAGTATCAAATATTCTATAGGGGTACTTGTTTAGATGGTATGCTTGCAAAATATGTTCTCAACGAGGAAAAACCTCATGACTTAAAGTCAATGGTAAGAAGATATTTACCAGAGTATGGTAATTATGAAAAGCAAGATGCCTTTGATAAGATACCATGGGATAAAAAGGGATTAGACCCACTTTGCCATTACGGTTGTCAAGATACGGATTATACTCTTAGGTTAATGTTATTCTTTGAAAAGAAGTTGATTGATTTGGGTATGTATTCGGTATTCCGTAATTTATTTATGTGTAATTCACGAGTACTCACCTCAGTAGAGAAAGAGGGATTATATCTAGATACTGAGTTCAATAAAAAGCTTCTGGAAGAATATAAACCAAAAATAGATGCTGCTAGACAAGCAATATATGACTTGCCAAGAGTAAAGAAATTCGAAAAGAAGTACAACCAAGAAAAGATTGATAAGTATATTCAATCTATCGAATCAGAACTTGAAGAGTTAGATTATAATGACCCAAAGGATAAACGGAAGATTGCATCAAGGGAACAGAAAATCTCAAATATCAAAGCAGGTATATTCACAACTAAAAAGGAACAAGAATTAATAAGGCCCATTAATTTGGGTAGCCCAGTTGATTTACCTGCATTGATGTATTCAGAAGATGGCTTTCATTTTGATGTGATTAAGGATAATGAATCTGGTAAACCAAGTACTGATGAAGAAACTCTTACTAACCTTAGGTTAACGATTAAAAAGCCAGATTCACCAAAGGCAATATTCCTTGATAAGCTTCTTGAATTACGAGGGTTAGAGAAAATGTATAAGACCTATATTTATGGATGGTGGGAAAAGGTACAAGATGATTCTAGATTACACGGTAGGTATAATATACATGGTACAGACTCTAATCGGTTTAGTTCTGCAGACCCAAATATGCAGCAGATACCAAAGACATCTGTAGACCCCAATATCAAGAAACAATTAGTTGCTCCTCCTGGGTATTTATATATGGCATTTGACTACTCACAGGCAGAGTTAAGAATGATGGCTCATCTATCGGGTGATGAAACATATCTTGATGCTTTTGCAAAGGGGGCTGACCCTCACTTGGGTATAGCAGCAGCAAAATATGGAGTATCAATTGAGGAAGCCTCTAAAATATACGAAGATGAAAATCATCCTGACCATAAATTATGGAAGACTAGAAGAAAACAAGCTAAGCAAATTGCATTCGGTTTGATTTATGGTATTGGAGAAGCTTTACTTGCAGTAAAATTATCCGACCCAAAAGCTGGTATTATAGTTACTAAAGAAGAAGCCCATAAAGAAATGGCGGAGTTCTTTGAGAAACACCCAAAGATACTTAAGTTCAAAGAGAAGCAAGAGAAATTTCTTCGTAAGCATGGGTATTATACCCAGTTATTTGGTACTAAGAGAAGATTACCCCAGATATACTCAAACGACAAACAAGAAGTTGCTTATGCTATTCGTTTGGGACTTAATTTCCCATGTCAAGGTGCTGCAGCAAATATGACCAACTTCGGAGCTATTCTTGTTTATTGGTTAATGCGACAAGGTAAATTACCTATGATGAAAGAAGCTTGTACGGTACATGATGCAGTATATATGTATTCTAAACCCGAAGATATAAATACCTGGACTGTATATACCATTTGGAATATCCTACGTAACCCAAGTACTAAGAAGTATTTCGGTTTTCAAGTAGATGACGTAACTCTATCAATGGATTTTACAATAGGCCGGTCTATGGCAGAAGAATTACCATTTATGCCCGGATATGATTATACTAGGATGTTAAAACCAGACTTTTCGGTAGAAGAGTACATGGAGGAATACCATAAGTTTAAGACTCGTAAAATTGGTAATTTTAGTGCAGCTTCACCAGAAGTATTTATGGAACTATATAAAAAGGAAATCCATAAATATCAACGAGAATATGAAAAATCGAGAAAAGGGTAATATACCCGGGTTTAGTAATTATTACATATCCCGTACTGGAAAATTATACTCGAAATTTACTGGTAGTTGGAAATTAGTAAAACCTGCTATGAAAGATAATGGTTATTTATCTAACTCTTTAGTAGGAGATGGTGGTAAACGGAAGAACTTTTATAGACACAGGTTAGTTGCTTCTATTTACATCTCTAACCCAAACAATTATCCTCAAGTATGTCATAAAAATAACAATCCAGAGGATAATCGGGTAGGTAATTTATATTGGGGTACAGCTAAGATGAATATGGGTCAGTGTATAGAAGATAAAAGATTCTATTTTGTTGGTAAAGAACGAGAACGTAAGGTAAATGTAGAATTATTAATTTCTAGGTATATAGAGGGTATACCAAGAAAAGATATACTAGAAGAATTCGGTATATCAACTGGAGTATTATATAAAATATTACGGTATAATAACATAAAACTAAGGAAATGAAAAAGATTTTGAATGGACCCACTGTATGGCGAGCTAAATGCCCATACTGTGATTGTGAATTTGAATATGACTACTCAGAAGTAGATTCACATACCTTTGCAGATTGTAAACTTGTAAAATGTCCTGGATGTAATAGGTATTTACATCATAAAGAAAATCCAAAATCACCAACAGAAGTGAAGAAAGAGGATACTATGTCCACATAAATAATATAAATTTATGGAATTATGGCAACACAGAAAGAGATTGATAATGCAAGTAAGTTAACTGCCCTTACTTATATGGTTGCAGGTTGCTTAGGTTATTCTATCGAAAATTTACTTAAGTATTTAGATGTGGTTAATCTAAGGTTGAGTGGACAAGAAAAGATGTTACTTAACCGATTAAAGACTCAGTTATCTCAAGTACAAACTAATCTTACTACTTTAGAGGGATTGGCTTTTAAAGTAATGGCTACGGATGAGGATGGTAAACTTGCTTATGAAGATGCCACCCATATTTATTGGGCTGCATTTTTAGCATTACTCGATAGAGGTGGTACTGATAACTTATGCGACTTAAGATTAATGGCTTTGGTAGATAAGATAAGCATCTATAAATCTCTTCTTAATTTGCCCGGTATGAAACTCTCCTATCAAATGGCTTTTGCTCAAGTAACTAAAGCAATAAGCAAAGGGGAATTTAGTAAAGAAGACTTTAAAAACCTATTAGAAGTTTATGAAGACGGAACTGAAAAAACTAAAGGTTAAATTTGAAGGTAAACTTATTGAGATTGATATTCAAAAAGAATTATCTATCAATGAGAATATCATCAATTCTCAGCTACGAGAATCTCCTTCTAGTTATTATGTACTTGCTTCCCTGAGAGATAAGTATATAAAAGAAAGGGATGCTCTAGCAAGGGAAAAAGAAGAAGCTTATTCGAATGCCTGGTTATATTATAAGGATGCTAATGAAAGATGGAATAATGAATACGTATCTCATAAGGCAAACCTTAACAAGAAATACTCTTCTATCAATGAAAGGTATTTAAAAGCCGTAGAAAAAGCAAATAAGTTCATAACTATCTGTAAATGTTATGAGTCACGCGAAAATATATTAAGAACTATTAATGCGAACCTAAGAAAGGGTTAACCCATTGAACTATAAACAATTACTAACTTTTAAAAACAGTATTAGAATATGAATTATTCAATGACATTTATCTCACCTCTTGTAGCTGAGAAATTTAATCAAGAATTACCCGGATGCCCAACAGAAAACCGGGTACTTATTTTATCTCCCAAGGAGGTAAACCAAACTAAATCTGGTTTGATTATCCCTGAACAAGTAAAAGAGGGAGTTCCTCGTAAAGGGGTTGTAGTAAAGAGTGGGGAAATTACTGAAGAATACAAAACCTACCGAGAATTGGTTGCTGTAGGTAGAATAGTTACCTATGGTTTGTATGCAGGTAAAGAACTTGAATTCGAAACGAACAAACTATCCCCTGCTCTCAAACAGCTTTTAGAGAAAAACGTTCTTACCGTATTGAGTATGAACGAAGTAGTTTACTCAGAACCGAATAATTAAAACTAATAATTATGATAAAAGACAAGAAGAAAAAGAAAGTTTCATCAGAGGGACTTTCTACAAAAGAAAAGATGATAGCTAGAAAGAAACAGCTAGAATCCAAGGGAAATGGTAGTGGGTTAGTATATCCAAAAGAGGGAACTCTGAGGATGAGAATTAAATCTCCGGGTGATGACCAAGAATTGGGTATCGAAATTATTCAATTCTACCTGGGTGGCAATTTGGGAGGAGTTATATCTCCGGCTACTTTTGATGAACCTTGCCCATTCATGGAGAAATACCAAGAATTGAAAAACTCCAAGGATGAAGATGACAAGGAACTTGCCAAGAATTTGGTACCAAGAAGAAGATATGTCATCGGTGGTATCATTTACTCAGATGAAAAGGGTAGTAAGGTAGATTACGAAGGCAAAGATAAGGGAGTTTTAGTTCCTCGCTCAGTATACCAGGATATCATTGACCTTTACCTTGATGAAGATGAGGCAGGTGATATGACAGATCCAAAAACTGGATACGATATCAAGGTAATTCGTTCCGGGTCTGGTAAACTAGATACTACTTATTCTGCCCGTGCTTGCAAACCAACTAAATTGGACAAGAAATATCAGGGTACAATTGATCTTGAGGGAATAGTTCGTTCTCAAATCAAATCCTATGATGAGTTGGAAGATTTACTTTCACAGTATCTAAATGAAGACCATGGGGATGACGATGATGACGATAAGTCAAAGAAGGAAAAGAAAAAGGGAGTTCACAAAGACCATTACATGGAAGATGATGAACCTAAGAAAAAGAAAAGAAAATACAAATCGGATATTTAAGGGTTAGTAATATGGTTTCATTCGAAGGTGGTAATTAGATTCGTTCTGTTATCACCTTCTTTAGTTTAAAGACATTACATTATGGCAAAGAAATCTAAGGTTGGTTTAAAAGTACCAACAGCAAATGAGATGGCAAAGAAATATGGAAGTATGATTAAATTAGCTTCAGAAGTTACTGATACCGATTTATATATACCATCTACTTTCTTTGCTCTGAACTACTTATTCGGTAAGGGTATTCCTTATGGTAAAATCGTTGAGATTGCTGGAGAGGAATCCTCTGGTAAATCTTTAGTGGCTTATAACTTTGCTTATGCTACTCAACAACTTGGAGGTCATGTGATATGGGTAGATGCTGAACAATCCTGGATGAATTCATGGGCTGAAATCAATGGAGTAGACCCTGCAAGAGTAACTATTGTTAATGATACCCGTATTGAATATATTGCAGACGTAGTAGCAGACTTAGCAATTTATTTACGTTCTCAATTAACTCACAATGAACCGATACTCTTAGTAATCGATTCCATTGCAGCTACTGACTGTACTGATAATATAGATGCTAAGATGGTTGATGGTAAGGCAGAGATGGGAGGTAGAGCAAAGGCTCTTTATAAATACTTTCGTATCAGAAGTGAATTATTCTACAAACTGGGAGTATCTCAGATTTATATTAACCAATTAAGAACTGCTTTGAATGTCGGATTTGGAAAAGATAACACAACAACTACAGGAGGTGCTGCACTCAAATTCTATGCTTCAATCAGAGCTGCTTTCTATTCAGGAAGGTCTGTTACCATTAAACAAAATGGGAAAGAAAGGAAAGCTGGGAAACTTGTCACTATCAGACTTATTAAAAATAAAGTTGCTCCTCCTCGACCTACAATCAGCAAATGCCCTGTATATTTCAATCCTAAATTCCACGAAGTCGGGTTTGATAGATGCTATGCTTTAGAGGATGTATTGGTAGATACCGATGTAATCGAAAAAACTACTGGTGGGTATAAATTGAAAGGGAAAACTCTTGCAAGAGGAGAAGAGAAATTCCAAAAGCTTCTGGAAGAAGACGATGAACTTCGTAGAAAACTTTTACGGAAAGCTGGAGTAAATACCATAGGTACTACTAAAAAACAACTGGAGAAAATAGAAACAAATCTATTCCCAGTCGATGGTGTAGAATATGAAAACTATTCAGATTCAGAAGAGGAGGAGGAAGACGATGAATAAGAAAGAGGTATCAGAGATAACCGGGCTGGGACATCAACTAATATCAGATTATTATATTAAATATAAAAATAAATATGAAAAATAAAAAATTAA